CGGCGAGGAAGGGCTCGACGGCGGCGCGGTCTAGGATCACTTCGTTGCGCAGGCCTTCGCCGTCAGCAAACGTCATCATGCCCTTGCCGCGTTGAACGGTCTTTGCGCGTTCGCCCTCATCGCCGTCCTCGAGCTCGATTGCTTCGACATGCGGCTCATCGTCATTCCAGCCGACGCGCACGCAACCTTCGGGGACCGGCGGCATGGTCACCGGAAACTCTGTCACGATCGGGGGGAGGCCGCCGGCGCGCTCTTCGATCGTTTTGACGGTGCCGGCGCGGACATCTACGGCGATATGCATCGGTGCACCTCTATTGCAAGACCTGGGTTTCGATCGCGCCGGCATCCTCTTCGCGTTCGGCATGTTCGGCAATATCGCCCTTGTCATCTGGCGTGATGCCATCCGCCTGCGGCGCCACCATCATCACCGGAGCCATCATGATATTGACCGCCGCCTCGAGCGAGCGCGCGATCGCCATCGCAATCGGCGGATCAAGCTTGATCTCGATGCATTGATCCGGACCGGCCTGAACGAAGAACATGAGCGGGCGGCCGGGCTGCGTCTGAATGAGAAAAGGGCCGATCGTGGTTCGATAAAGATCGGCGGGAAGTTGGGGTGCGTTGATCTTTACTTCGGTCATGGCGCGATGTTCCTGTTCGCCACCTCCATCAGAGCGCGGAGGCCGTCCGCCATAGATCATCGATTTTTTCCGGTGTCCAGTCCAAGGCCTGGCCCAGCGCGGCCACGATCGGAGAAGCGCGCATGAACTGCGTTTGTCCGCTGATTTTCATCTGCGCGGTGAACCGCTGATCGGCCGGCAGCGCATTGACAGCCGCGAGGATTGCCGCCGGGATTGTGCCCGTCGCCACCGCTGCGATCGCCTCCGCCTCCGAGATGCTGCCGGCGTGCGCGAGCGCGGTGAAGAACTGCACGTCGGTGATGATCTCGGGCACGGGCGCCGGCGGCGCCACGTAAGCATCGGGAGTGGTGATGCCATGCTCTTGCATGATCACCTTCCAATCGTAGCCCGCCTTTCCTTCATGATCGAGCGGGCGATTGTTCGCTGCATCCCACGGGATATCGCCGATGTCGGTCCTGACGGAGGTCCCGAACTGGTCGAGTGTCGGTCTCATGCGAGCCTCACATCTGCCTTGAAGTCAAAACGGAATCCGTTGGACGATCCCGGTGAGTACATGCCGAACCCGAGCTCGTTGGCTTGCTGGACCGTATAGCCGGCATAGTTGTTGCCGGCGCTGGCGCCGGTCTCAAGAAATATTCTGTTCGCCGTGCCGGCATCGTCATAAGGCACTATCGTTGGCGTGTTTCGCATCGGCCTTGGGTAGAAGAAGTGAATTAGGATGTCCGTGCCGCCACCGGCCGCCATGATGAAACGCTGGCTGCCAACGGCGGCGGCGCCGACCGCGCGACCCACGCCACCACTCCAGTGAAAATATCTCCGGCAAACAAAGTCTTCCTGATCGGCCGGCCGCATCAACGATGGCCAGCGCGCACTGAGCTGCGTTTGATCGAACTGCGTGAGATCGATGCGAGGAATGATGACCGCGCCCGTGATCTGGAATGTGTCTGTCGTCGCGGCGACCCCGTTCGTGGTCCCCGTGACGCCGGTCAATGATCCGGCAAACCACGCGCCGGCCGCGCCCGTGAATCCGCTGCCCGAGGCGATGACCACGCCGAAATAAAGGCCGGTGCCATTCGTCTTATTCCATGTGCCCGTGACGTCGCCCGGGATCGTGAAGGTCTTGAGCTCCCAGGTGTCGGCAACGTTCACCGCGAACGTGACGCCATAGGAGCGGGTGGCCCCGCCCTGAACCGCACCGTTGAGGATAACCGCCGAATAATTGCCGGTGCGATGCGCCTTGACCATCACGCCGAAGCTCACCGAGGCCGCGCCGGCGGCGCCGAAGCCTGCGTTGCTGATGCGCATGCCCTCGATCGGCATAACGAGAAGCATGTAGTCGTTGGATGTCATCGCAGCTTGCGCGGTGCCAACCGTCATCTTGATCGAATTGTTGAAGCCGGGCGGCGCATCGGTCACTTGCGCTATCGTCGCGACAAATGAGCCGCGGTAGGCCGCGAATACACCATCGACCGTATACTTGACCGACTGCGATCCGACAGCCGTCAGCACGACGCCGGTCGTGCCGTTCTCAAGCGAAACCTCCATCGCCGGATTGACGACGTCATTTAGCTCCGCGATCGGATCGAGCGGCGATGCGCCGATGTTCGCGCGTGCGGTCGAGCCCGTCGCGATCAGCTCCGAAAGGCTGTTGCCGGCAAACAGGCCAACGCCTGTATTCGAATAGGCGAAGATCACCCAATTGCCGAACTCGTCCGACATCGCGACGGCGGTCGCGCCGACGGACGTCGTGATGTTCGCTTGCGTCGGCGTCTCGAGCGTAACCGCATTGCGCGTGATCGTCTGCACGGCATTCCACTTGACGAACTTGATCAGATTCCGGCCCTTGCCGAATGACGACACAGTGCCCGCGACGCCGGCGAGAATGCGCGAGTTGCTCACCTTGCCCAGGTTCAAGACGCCGTCTGTGCCGAGCGCGACGCTCCGATAATATGGAGCGCCGAGAAGTCCATTGCCGGAGCTGCGCGCTCGGCGCGCGAGGCTCATGACCGCTGACCCCTGATTGGGTCCGAACGCGCCGAAGTTTGCCATCTGATCAGCCCTTCAAAGGTTTTAGCGGTCGTTGCCCCAGGCCATCACGAAGATCGCTTCCGCATTATGCGTAGAGGCGAGCAACTGATAGCCCGACGGCAGGACCGTGTATTTTTCCGGCACCGAATAATCGATATCGTCCTCTGCGCTCTTGACGGATGCCGATGGCACCAGAGCCACGACATTTAACTCGTCGATCAGCGTATAGGTCGCGCTGCCGTCGAAGATGAAAAATCTGACCATGCCGATCGTGGTCGTATCGCGCGCCTTGAACTTGAGGCGCTCAATCTTGGTGCCATTGGCGGAGCCGGTGAGAATGGCCGCGGAGAGCGAACCGGTACCGTCACGGTTTGCATTCGCGCTCGAGACAAGAGCTCGACCATATTTCGGGGTGACGAAGTATTCTGCCGCTGCCGCCATGATTCAGTTCTCCAGAGGTTGAGGGTTAGCGCGAAAGCATCCAACCCAATTGCGTGAGTTGAGCAAATCCGAGCGCGAGGGCCGCGGCCGTCGGTGTACCGGCGATCGCGACGCCCGAGCCGATCGTGGTCATGCCGATCGCGGTCCTGGCGTCGGTCTGATTGAGCCAGGCCGGCGGGCCGCTGCCGCTCAGGACGCGGCCCAGCATCGTGAATTGCGCAGTGTCGGCGAACTTTACCGGCGTCAGCGTGCTATCGGCGACGCCGGCGATCAATTGTCCCGAGACCCAGGATTGCGTTGCCAGCAACCAGCCGCCGGCTGTCGTGCCATCGTGAATCCGGATGCTCTTCGCCGTGGTGTCGTAAGTCGGTTCTGCCTGCGCGCCCGTGAACGTGGCATGCGCTGCGGCCGAACCTCTTCGCAATTGGATTTGGATAGACATGCATCGCGCTCCTTAAGGGACCGTACCGTAGTCGACGAAGTCGGTCGGTGCCGCGGTGATGAGACCATAGTCGGGGCTACCGAGAACTAGCGCGCTCGCTGCGGCCGCGGCTGCAGACGCTGCGGAGTTGGAGGCAAAGCTGCTCGCCGAGTTCGAGTAGCTTTGCGCGATCGTCGACCAATGATAGCTCGAGCGTGTGCCGACGCCGTTGACATCCAGGCCGACGGCTTTCTGTGCCCAATCGGCCGAGAGTTGGACATTCTGCGACGTGACCGTCACATAGCCCTGCACCGTCGTTTGCAGGTTGACGGCGTTGTTGTAGATGATGAGCGCAGCATTCGCATAATGCAGCGATGAGCGCGTGCCGAAGGCCGTCACGTCGGTATTGGGCGGAGCCGAGGCCCAGGCTTGCGCTATCGCGACCTGAGCCGTGGCAAGCACCACTTGCGCGGCCGCGAGGCTGACTTGCGCCGCGCCGTTCGTCGTGGCCGCCGTCGCTTGCTGCGAAGCGATCACCGAATAATGCAGCGAGGATCTTGAGCCTCCCGCCGCACCAGGAACGTTCGTGTTGTACGCAGTGTTGGCCCAAGCCTGTGAGAGCGTCGCCGAGTTTGCACTGGTGACCGCCGAGGCCGCACTATCCGCCGCCGCCGCGATAGCCTGGTCGCGGAACGCCACGGTGTCGGTCGGGATCGATTGCAGGCGCTGGTAATAGTTCGCGACGAACCAGCCATAGCGGCGCGCATCGGTCGGATCGATGCCGGCGCTGATCGTGTAGGCGCCCGCGACGATGTTGCCGCCGGGCCAGACATAGGCAAGCTTGAGGTGAGAATCGTCCGTGATCTCGAGAACCGGGACCGCCACACCGCCCATCGAGAACCAGTCCGCAAAACTGATTCCGGTAAAGGCTGTCAGTCCGACGCCGGTCACGATATCGCTTCCGGTGTTTACGGTCGCGTGAGTGCCGGTGCCGCTGTCGGCGTTGGTGCCGTAGATATATGGGCGGATCGTCATGGGCCCCTCTAATCGCTACCTAGCAGGTTTCTGGGTTCTGACACGACGATATCTGCCGCCAGGATCATGTTGACGTTGGTGCCGACCGCATGCGAGGCGGTGTCACCGCTCGCGACGATCGACAGCAAATGATTTCCCGGCGGGAGATTTGGAATCTGCACCATCATGAAGCTCTGCACGCCGGCAACACCGCCCGCGGCCGGCGCCGCGAATGAGCCAAACCTATAAAGCTCGGAACTGTTGATATACAGGGAAAAGTGTCCCGTATCGCCGGCGAACGCATTGATTGATCCGCGCACGCCCATGAAGACGGTTGCGACGCCACGCAGGATCGTAGCCGAGCGATTGAGCAGCACCGTCGTAGGACAAGGGGCGTTCGGGCTCCAAACAAAGTTGGTGTTCGGCAAAAACGCGGTGCGCTGATAGAGCGCCGCGTCAGCCTGGAAGTTGTTCGCAGTCAACGTTTGGGCCGCGATGCGGTCGCCAGTCAGCGACCCGACTTGAATGTGCTGGGAGGTTATCGTCTGAGCCGCGATCTTGGTGCCTGTGAGCGAGCCGTCGATCACCATATCGCCGCGCAGTCCGAAATAGGCTCCGCCGTTCACCGTGCCGGGCACCAGCACCGCGGTCGCCACGCCACCGGGCGGCGCGAATAGTATCTTGTCGATCTCGAAAATGAATTGCGAGAGCTGCGTGCTATCGACACCCGTCGTCGAGATCAAACGCACGCCGGAGAATCGCGCCGCGGTCCCATTTTCCTGGCTCATGCGCACGGCCCAATAGCCGGTCATCGAGCCATCGAAGTTCGTGCGCGCCGTGATCTCCTGTTGCACCGTGTTCGTGACGCCGTTGACCGTCGTCTGCACCTGGGAGAGCGATGTGGCCTGTGCCGATACGGCGCCCTCGACGATCCCGACCCGGCCGCTGAGTGTGTTCTGCGCAGAGGCGAGCGCAGACAATCCGAGCGTCGGCGAATCCAGCCGTGCCGTGATGTCGCTCAGTGACCCGGAGATCACTGTCACGCTGCCGGCGACGCTCGTCACCTGGCTCGCCAGCGTCTGCACGGCATCGCCGCGCGCGCTGATCTCGCCGGAGAGCGCAGCCGACACGGTGGTGATCTGAGAGGCAATGGATTGATCGGCATCCTGGCGCGTATCGCTCTCGACCTTTACGCGCGCGACTGCGTCCTGTTGCGCAAATATGGCGCGGTCGTGAGCGAAGGCTGCAAAGTCCGCCGACTGCTGCGCGCCGTCGACCTGGAAGGCGATATAACTTTGGAGCTGCGCGGTCAGATTATCGAAGGCGACTTTCATCGGAGTGGCGCCGATCCCGGTCAGCGTATAGGCGTGGAAGCCGACGCTCGATAGCGACTGCAGACCGCCGCGGTGACGATTGAACGACGGGAATTTAAAATAGAGCGTCTGGCCGATGCGATCCGATGAATACGGCCATTTGAACAGGCCGCTATCGATGCGCACCACCGGCTCGCCGGCCGCGTGCACCACGGGGAACGTCGAGAACGATCCTCGCACCAGGTACGTGAGATCATATTGATTCGACGACGTGAGCGTTGCGGTCCCGTAGCTGATGAATTCGCCGCCGACATAGAGCAGCGTGTTGTAGGCGCGCGCGTCAGCCTGCGTTGCCGTCATCAGGTCGCCGGAGCTCTGCGAAAGGTCGACGTGCAGCGTGTTCGTCTGGTCGATCGTCTGTCCGCCGGCTACCGCGGTAAAGGCCGGCAAGCCGCCGATCGTGCCCATGCGCGCCTTGCCGTTGACTTGGCCAAGGAGTCGGTATGGCCCCGCGCTATCGTCCGCCGCCCACACCTCGCAGCCGCCCCATTCGACGCTTGAGCCCGAGATCCCGAAATAGACATACAGACCCTGGCTAAGCGCGGACGTCGGTTCGAAGATCACTGGCGCGTTGATATCGCCGGGCGGCTGGCTGTAGTCGGCTTGGAATCCGGTCGAGGGCTGAAACGAATACTGCGCCGAGGTGCCGGCGCCGCCGAGATATTCCTCAGCCTTGAACTGAAGAATCCCATCGTCGCGCTCGCTGATCTCGCTGATGCGCACCCATTGGTGATCGAGGCCGAGAACCGAATCGGTCAGGGACACGATGTCCATCACCTCGAGCAGCGCATACCGCTGATCAAGCATGAACTCATAGTCGTTCGGGACCGCCAGGCGCTGGAGCTGCAAATGCGCCGAGAGCTGCGCGACGGCCGGATCGCAAAGCAGGTGCTGCTGAAGCGCGGCATTCTGAATGAGGCCATAGGCATCGATGCGCGCCTGGTCTTTCGCCTGCGCCAGGTCGACATTGTAATCTTTCGCGCGATTGCGAAATTCGATCTTGATCGAATTGACGATGTCGGACGGCCTGCGCGTGAGCAGCTTGACCGGATCATCGTTCGGGCTGTCGGTGAAAAAATCATCGTCGCCGAGATCATATTGCGGCGTCGCCGGCGGCACGTAGGAAAAGCCGTGTCCCGAAACCGCTTCGTCGCCATAGGGCACGATATCGAGAACGCCGGACGAGAACCGCGCCGCCGAATTCGTCACCAGGCACAGCTCGTTGACGATGTCGGCCGCGCTGCGCTGCTCGCCATAGCCGGGCGAGAGCACCAGGCCGGAGGCCCGCGTATAATTTTGGTAGTTCGTCAGCGCGGCGATGCGCGAGGCCGGGAAGACGTTGCTGTAATGCGGGCTCGTCAGGATGTCGACCATGATGCGCGAGGCATCGCTATCGCCGCTCGAGATCGCGGCGTCATAGAGCAGCGCCTGCACCAGGATCGAATGGTTCGGCATTTCTGCGGTCGTGCCGAGCTGGTAATTGGCCGCCGCGATATAGGCAAAGCCGTTGTAGCCGCGCGCCTGGCTCGGGTGGTTCGTCGTGAGATAGCCCCACGGCGTTTGCGGATACGTCCCGAGGAACGTCGAGAAGCCGAGCGCCGACAGCGTCGTGACGGCCTTGCTCTGCCAGACCGTGCCGGGCATTGCGGCAATCGGCCCCTCGCAGATCGCGAAGGCGAACGCGGCGCTGTAAGTGTATGTCGGGCTTGCGGGCGCAGGCGATCCGAAGATGCCGCCCTTGCCGGCGCCGCCGGCCGCATCGTTCTGCTGCTGCGTCGCGGTGAAGTCGCCATAGAAGATGCAATTGATGGCGGCGCGTTGCGTGCCGTAGAGGATCGGCACCACGCCGCCGAATGCGCTCGTCTGCACCGGCACGCCGGTGACGTTCTGCGTCTTGTTCGCCTGCGCTTCGGGCTGCTTTGATCCGAATAGGAAGCTCATGCCGGCGGCGCCCAATAGCTGTAGAAGCGCCGCGGCCGCCAGCTATTGGATCGATCCTCCGTCATGACATTGAGCCAGCTTGCGCTGACGGCATCCTCGATCGACACGGTTCGGCCGCGGTAGGCGTGGATCACCATCGGCCATTCTTTTACGATCGCCGCATGACTGAAGCATCGCCCGAACTTCCACACCGCAACATCGCCGGGCTTTGGCTCGTCCGAAATCTGGCGCGCGAATCTCTCGATGGTTTGGAGGTAGAATTCCTCGCCGCGGTTGAGGTTGAAGTCCTGCGGATAGTAGGGCACTTCGAAATCCGTGATCAGGCCGGCCTCAACGAACACCTCGACCAAGAGCGTGCCGCAATCGACGCCGACGCCTTTGACGCGCCCGAGGTGATGATACGGCGTGCGCAACCAGCTCTCGGCGATCGCCACCACGTTCGCGCGCTGCGCCTCTTCGCTCATACTGCTGTTTCCGCCGCGGGAATGTCCGGCACGCCGCGAAAGTTGACGTGATTGAGAAAGCGGCTTGTGCACCGCGTCTCCGTCTTATCGCAGCCTGGGTACGCCGTGAAGGTGTCGAGCGGTTGCGGTGTGACGGGCAGCGGAGAAGCGAGAATGAGAGTTGCCACGCCGTCAAAGGTTCGAATCATGCGCGCCATCGTCGCGGCGACGCCATCGTTGAACACGATCGAACCAAGATCGAGATCATCCGGCGCCGAGATCGCGCCGGTCACGATCACCCGGTTCGTCGTTCCGGCGAGCACGACGCCAGGAATCGCGAAGGCTGCGCGACTGAGCGTGCATCCGGTATCGTAAAGCGTATTCAGACAGCCTGGCTGGAAGAGGTTGATCGGCAATTGCTTGTTGAGCCGCTCGGTATGGCTGTTGATCGAGAAGTAGACGCCCGATCGGCCGACGTCGACCTGACCGACCAGGCCAGAGAATCGGAGCACGGTGCCGACCGACACATCGCCATAGATCGGCATGTAGGCGCGTTCGTAGTCGAATTCGGCACCCTGAAATAATCCGACCTTGATCGCAACGCGGAACGGCACGCTGCCGACTGTCGAGGATCCCGGCAGCACGGTGAACATCAGCGTCGAAACGTCGGTGCCGATCTTTTCTGTGACCTGGGGAAAGGCGCTTTCGGTGAAGCAATACGGCCCCGTCTGTCCGCCGGCGGTGAAGAGGTGGCCGGCCGACGTGATGTCCCGATCGCCGGTGCAATAGCGCAGCTTGGTGCCATCGATGAGCGTAAAGGTGAGCAATGCCGCGGTGACGAATTGCCGCGAGGCGAGAAGGTCGCGCAGTGCGGGCGATGACGGTCTCATTTTAGGCTCTGAAACTTGACGCTCTTGACGCTCCACAACGTCGCGAGAAACTTCTCAAAGCTCATCGTGTCGTCGGTGAACTCGCAGGGGAAGTAGTATGAGAAATCCGCCGTGATGGCGGTCCCGTTGCCGGGCGGCGCCGAGAACGTGATCATGCCAGGCGTTGCCGATCCCCAGACCGTCATCGTCACGCCCGCCTGCGTGACGCCATTGATCTTCGCGGCCGTGAGCACGTTCGGCGCCAGCACCGGCATCGTTGCGCCGCCGAACGTGCGCTGAAGCTGGAACGTCGACTTGACGCCATCGCCGGTCGCGATCGCCTGCGCCGTCACGGCGTTGTCGTCCGGATCAGCAAAGAGCCAGGAATCGAACCTGCCTTGGCGCTTGTTGAAAAAGCCCTCTAACGTCTGCATCTCGCCGAACGCGATCGCCGCGCGCAGATAGTTATAGGTGAGCTCCCATTGGTAGAGCGGATAGGACCACAGTGCGATGGCGACGCGCTTGCCCGACACGTTGCGCTGAATGTTGTTGCTCCACACCGACGAGCGCGTGACGGGAAAGCCAAGCCCATTGAGCACCGGATAAACCTGCGTCGACATGGGTTCACCTATTCAGGTTGCGCGCGGCGGCGCGACCGGCCGCCGCAACGCCGTCCTTGTTTTCCATCAGCCACGATCGCATGCCACGTTGGTCTATCGTGTTGATGTGAAGGTGAACGTCGCCGCCGGCATCGTTGCCGCTCTCGAGCATCTTGCGGAACGCCGCGGCTGGCCCTGCAGGAATGATCGTCTCGCCACGGTGCACCGTCGCCGTCGTGTCGCGCGGAATGCGCCAGGCGCCAACGTCGAACGAGGGCAGCACCGCCGTCGCCGCCGCCATCGTCGCCGCGCCGGCGGCGATGCCTTCGGCCGGCGCGAGCGGCCCGACAATCGGCGCCTGGTTGGCGGTGACGCCCGCGATCGTGATGCCGACCGACGACAAGATTGATTTTAGCGCATTGGCGATCGTGGTGAATATCCCGGTGGCAGCGCCGGCGGTCTCTGCCGCGGTGCGCGTCGCAACGCCGGTCGTGGTCGCCGTCGTCTTGGCGAGCTCGGCCGCGGCCCAATTGAGCGCAGTTTTTTCCGCGAACGAGATGAATTGCAGCGTCAGGTCCGCGAGGATGTTTTTCCAGGCCTGCGCCCACGTCGTCGTGCCAGACAGCAACCCCTTGAGCTGCGAATCCCATGCGCCTTGTATCGTCGAGAAAAGCTGCTCGTATTTTGCCTGCTGCTTGGCGATCGAATCGTTATTGATCTTTTGGATATCCAATTCGTGCTTGGCGCGCGCGACCTTGATTTTTGCCAGCACCTGCTCGCGCTTGACCGCATCGCCGGCGAGCGCCGCGGCTTCCTTATTCAGCAGCAAGAGCGAGGTCTGATACTGCTCTTCGGTCGACCGCAGCAGGATCGCGTTTTTCTGGTTCTCGGTGATCTGGTATTGCGAGACCTGGGCGTTGAGGTTTTCCTTTTGCTGCTCGAGCTGGATGGCCGAAACCTGCCGCTCCGCCTCGAGGCGGATTTTAGCAATCTCGCCCGCCTTGTTTGCGCCTGCGGTCAAGCCTCCCGCGCTCTTCGTTCCGGCCGGACTGGCATCCGGAATAGGCGCATTCGGTCCGCCGGCGAGCGTCGTTTCTTTCAAGCTGGCGATCGCCTCGAGCGCGGTCTTGCGCATCTTGCCGAAGGCATCGAGCTTGGATTGCAGCGCATCGAGCGCCGCATGCGCGCCGGCTTCAGTCTGGTTGCCGAGCTTCGTCTGGACGTACTGATAGATCGTGAAGACGTTGAAAATCGCTTCGCCGACCGTGCCAGCGAACTTGACGAAGCCGGCGGCGACATCGAAGGCCCATTCGATAATCGTCTTGGTGGTTTCTTTCATGCCGGAAATGAGGCCCGGCGCCTGTCCGCGGAACCAGGTCGCGAACGCAGTGAGGTACGGCAGCACGGCGTTGCCGATCGCCTCCTTGATGCCCATAAACGAGAGCTCGAGCTCATGCATCGAGGCCTTGTAAGCTTTCGCGTTCGCCGCGGCCTGCGGCGTCACCTCGAGGCCGAGCTCCTTCAGGTCTTTGGCGGCCTGCTCAAAGCTCGCGGCATTGAGCTTCATAAAGCCGGCGATGTCGCCGGCGCCGCGGCCGAAGATGACTTGGCTTGCGATATTGCGGTCGGTGCCCTCCTTGTAATTCTTGAGCGTCGCAATCGCGTTCATCATCAGGCGATCGCCGTTCAGGAATTCGCCGTTAGCATCGCGCGTCGCCATGCCGGTCTTGCGGATGGTCTCTTCGTTCTGGCGCACCTGGCGGTCGAGGCGCAGCGACGAGCTCACATAATCGTCGACCGTGTTGCCGGTACCTTGGAGCTGCACGCGCAATTGCTGCGCAGCCTCCGAGTTGATGCCGAGCGCCTTTTGCAGCTTGAGCACTTCGCTCGCGGCCGTCGTCGCGGAGTCTACAAAGCTCTTGAACACCAGGCCGCCCGCCGCCACGGCGGCCACGCCTAGGATTGCCTTGTTGAGCTGCTCGAACGGTGTCTGCAGGCCTCCGATGCTCGATTTGACGCGATCGGTGAACTGCGACACCTGCGTGCCGGCCTGAGCCAGGCCGTTGGTCAGGCCTGCGATCTGCGCGCCAAATTGTACGGCAACGTCATCGGCCATTTTACTGAATCATCCCGGTTGGAAACATGGAGACGAGATCCTCGAGCGGGCTGTAGTCCTTTGGCTTGCGCGGCTTTTGGATGAGCTCCATAGCCAGCGCAGATTGAAAGACCACTTCATTCAGCGGCGGGGTGATGAGCCATTCCGCTTGAAGCGCACGCAAACGCGAGATCGTCAGCGTGTTCTCTACGTAGTCCCAGGTCCAGCCTGTTCTTGCGCAGACGGAGGCGATGGCGCCGCGCCAATCGGGCCGCTCGCGAGCGCCTCCGCCACCTCCAAAGGGCCTGGCACGCTCTTGCCCTCTTCGGGAAACATGCCGGCTTGCTTGGCGACGGTCATGCACGCGGGGATGAGCTGCAGCAGGCCGAACGGCCAATCGTCCATCGCCTCGCGCGTCACCTCCGGATAGTTGCGCACGATGCCGAGCCACACGACCTCGACCATGCGATTGAAGTGATCCTCAGTGATCTTGACTTGCGGCGTCTCGCCACTCTTCAACGCTGCGGCCATGTGCGCGAAAACCGTCATCATGTCATAGACGATTTCCGAGACCTTGCCGGCTTGCTTCGCCGCGAGCTCCGGTATCTTGAACGTCCTGGCGTTCGCGCCCTTGCCGAGCGTGATGCTCGGTGCATCCCGCATGTCGATCGCGTCGTTTTTTTCCATTGTCCCCGTGTCCTGCCGCGTTGCCGTCACTCAGTCATGTTGAGCGTGCCGAGATTGCGCGAGGCGTCGGCGAACGCCTGCATGTCCAAATCCTCGATCATCCAATCCTTGTTTTTGAACGGCATTGCGACTTTGCCGGCGACGACAGAATTGAATTTCAGGTAAAGGTTCTTCTTATTCCCGCCCTGGTCGACCCATTGCTCTTTGAGATAGAGCGCGAACGTCGGGAGCGGGCCCATCAGTTGCGAGGCCATCAGAATCGATTTCCCGCTCACCAGCGTATAGCTGTAATAGATCGATTTTAGGCCGGTCTCCGCGGTGTTGAAGGTATAGACGCCGGCGGCGACGCTATAGGCATTGATCGCCGGCGCCGAGGCAACCGGGGTCATCTGCGATCCGTCGGCATTGAACACGCCAAGATCTTCCGCGAAGGTCGCCGCGTTCACCGTGGTGATGATCTTCGGGGATCCCGTCGGCGTGCCGGTCTCGGCCTGCGCCATGTCGGTTGAGCCGGTCGCCGCCGTCTGGTTCAGGAACATGTCGCCGAACTGGGTCAGCTTCATGTTGGCGAACTTGGCCTTCAACACCACCTTGAGCTCGCCGCCGCCGACCGCGTCCGCAAGATTGTATTGGCCGTTGAGCGGAACGAGCGTCCGATCAAAATCGACGCTCACCTCTTGCACCGTACCCAGAAAGGCCGGTTGAGCGTTTGCGATATCGGTTCGCTTCGCGATCAGCGTGCCGATGCCGAAGAAGAATTGAGACATGATCCGCGCTCCCTTTTCAGACGGTTAGCACATGAACCGGCACCACGGCGACGGCCTGCCCGTCGACGTCGCCAGGGTCTTTTAGCGTGTCTCCCTCAATCCAGGCATCTTGCACTTGCGGGAAGAGGCCGAGATCGCAGCGGTTTGTCAGCTTGTCCACGGCAAAGGCCCCATCGACCGACTCGAGCAGCGCGTTAAATCGCATCGTCGTGATGGTTGTCGCATAGTCGCCGTAAAAGTCATAGACCAGCAGCTTGACGCGCAGGATGCGATACGTCGGCACCGCGATATTGGTGCGCGTGTTCGTCTCGCCGTCCTCGAGCCAGCGCAACGCCGGCTTGTCGGCGTCGTTGATCTTGTCCCAGGGATCGAAGCGCCGCATCGCGCTCTTGAACGCGACCAGGCCGGTGACGTGCGTGAACAGAGCAGCCATCGCGGTCTCGCGGGCGATCATTTGGCGAGCCCCTCGCGCACGGCGTCTTTGAGACCTTCCGTGATTTGCGTTTGAAGGTCGCGCATGCCCGAGCGCATATAGGACCGCTCCGGCATGTTGATGACGTGCGCCTTGGTATAGCCGGCGATGCCCTTGGATCCAGCTTTCGCCTTCGATACGAAAACCGCGCCCTTGCCCGCGATCACCATATAGGGCTGGCCGCCAGGGTGATTGATCGTGCCGCCGAATTCGTGGATGGCCGCATACTTCACATTCGCCGAGAACACGCGGCCGATGATCTCGTCTTTCGTCTCGCGCACTTCGGAGTGGATGCTCGATTTCAGATCGCCGGTGATGATGCCCAGCACCTGGCCCGACAGCTTGTTGAGCTTGATGTGCGCCTCGAGCTTCAAAGCCAGCGACGTCACCTTGCGACGTAGCGACATACGGACCTTATCGGGAATGTAGCGCGTGAAACGCTGCATCAGCTCGCGGTCGCCGACCAGCACTGCATTGATCATCCGACCGGTACCTTTGCTTGATATCGGCCGATGATCGCGGCGACGAACTTCGGCACGCCGGAATTGTCGAACGCCGTCGTCTGCTGGCCCTGCAGCGTGTGCGAGGTTTGCCCAATGCGATCGCGATATCGATATCGCTCGGCGCACCATTCCGTCACGCCCTGCCAGATGTCGGCCGGGATATAGCTGTACGAGACCAGCACCGCGGTGCCGTTGTCGGCGCTGTTGAAATTGTATTTGCCGGCGGTGGCGACGTCGACTTGGTATTGGCCAACGCCAGGCGTACCGCTCACGCGCGTCATCGTCACGCCTGCGGCCGTTTTCACACCTTCGTCACGTCCCCACACCCCGGCCAACGCGCTCACCGTGACCGCGCCCGCGGCGATCGTGGCCGGCTCATCCGGAATGAAATAGCCGTCAACATAGGAGATCACGACGCCGCCTGGCGCACGCGAGAAGCCGAATCCGTTCAAGGTCAGGCGCTGCAGGTTCGCCGGCGGCAGACCGTCGAAGGGCTCGAGCAGATATCCAGCGGTCCCGAACGTCGTCGCGGCCGGGATGGCAACGCCGGCAATCATCAGTGAGCTCACCGAGATCACGGGCGCCGTCGGCAACATGACATAGTTGCCGGCGACACCCTGCAGCGTTCGCGTCACGCTGCGCTTGAAAATGGTATCGCGAACGATCTGTTGCAGGAACGCGATGCTGCACGCGGACACCAGGCCAGAGAGCAGCGCGTCATCAGTCGCGTTTTGAACTTTGAGCCACGACTTGACGGCGGTCAGCGTAGTCAGATCGTTCGCGCCCATTGATCATCACTCGCCGCGCGGCGGGGGCGGCGGAACGGGTGTGAGCGGCGCCGGCGGCGCGAGAGGCGCCGCGGGCGGGTCGGGCGGGAACGGCACCTGTTCGGGCTGCTGCTTGACGTCATGCGCGCGCTGTTCGTTGCCGATCGCGTTCGCATCGATGGCCGCGGCTTTCTCGAGCATGTCGACCTGCGTACCGCGTGCCAGCGTCTCGGCCGCGCTCGCGCGCTGCTCGCGTGTCGGGTTCGATATCGGCATCGAATCTGTCGGCGGCTTCATGTGCTGCGCCATCATCGTCGCGATCGATCGCGTATCGAAATAGCCCTCATGCACCGGCGTTCCGTCCGCCGTCGTCACGACGAATTGCCCGGGCTTCGGTTCGGTGACCGTGAGCGAGTCCCGTTCGTCGTCGGTCGCATAGCGCGCGCCGTGCGTTTCCGTCATTTCCTTGGCGAGCAGGTCCGGCACAAACGCATAGCCGTTTTCGTCAGAGACGAAGCTCTCGCCGGTCGGGCCATGGGTAAAGGGCTGGTTCGGTTCGGCAGTGCGGATTCGTTTCATCTGTCGGTGTCCTTCGCGTGTTCGTCGTGATGGGGCAACGCCCGGCGGGCACGGTGCCCGCCAGGCGCTAATCCGTCAACATCGCCCGGGGGTTTAAGCCCCGGCGATATTCGAGATCACGCCGAACGCCGGCGGGAAATAATTCTGCAAGAGCTCGTCCGAATAGACGCCGTACTCATAGCGGCGGGTCTTGAGCGGCCACTCGAGCTGATAGTAGTCGCGGCGGGTCTTGACCTGCAGCACGTTCGCGACGTTGGAAAGCGGGTACGGCACCTGGTCGGTATAAAACATGATCATGCCGGGCGGCATGTTCGGGTGCAGATGGATTCCGATTTCCTGCGCGCCGGCCATCGTGAACTTGTTGAGGTACGACTTCACCATGAAGCCGCCCTTCAGGTTGCCCTGGTCGACGTTGATGACGAATCGTGTCGCGGTGTTCGTGCCGCCCTGCAGGATGGCCTTATAGATCGCGGATTGCGCGGCCGAACCGATATACATGTCGGTCGGCGAGAGACGCAGGTTGTCCCAGAACCACTGCAACGCGGTGTCGATCTCGACCACGCCGCCCTCGGTGTCCGCGGTCAGCGGCGTGCCGGTACCGGCAACGCCGGTCGCCAGACGCAGAACGTAGGAGCCAGAACCCGGAGTCCAGATTTGCGAGAGCAGGCCGTCGAAGACGAACGAGTTTTGGCTAAAGTCCGCGGTGAACGACGCGGGCGTCTGCGTCCCCGTCGCGTTGGCGATAATCTTGACGCTGTTGATTGTCGAGATCGCGCCGAGAACTTCCGCGCCGGCGAGACCCCAGAACCAGGCGTATCCGACCGCGCCATTGATCGCGGGGATCGAAGCCGTCGCGCTGCCGGTGGCGCCGGTGACGGCGACGGTCGCATTCGCCGACTTCTGCCCGGTGCCGGCGTTGTAGAATTGCACGTTGCCGTCGGCGAGCGTGCGGTTGCCCGAGACAGGTATCGACGTCGCCGAGACGAGCGATTGATCGGCCGCAACATAGGCCTCATGCGTGAGCGCGACCGCGATCACGGAAAGCGTGATGGTGGCGAGCGTGCCGCCCGAGGCGGAGGCGACGAGCGTCGGCGTGCCGGCGGTGCCGAGCGCAATCGAAGCATTGCCGCCGACCAGCAAGCCCTCTTCGCCGATCATCACGGCGCGCAACAGGTTGAGCACCGCGAGCGCCTTGACGTCGTCAAAGCCCTTGGCCGCCAGGTCCGCCTCGAACGTCACATAGTCCTCGAGGCCGATCGTCTTGTAGGGCGCCGTATAATCCTTCGTCGCGACCGCTTGCACGGGAGCGCGCAAGCCCTGCGCGACGCCAAGGCCGGTCTTGCCGGTGTTGACCGCGGTGACCGCTTTCCAGTTCGTGGCGATGCCCGTGCCGCCGCCGACGCGCGGGATGCGGTTGCGCAGCGGAGTGATGACGGGAACGAAAGATTTCGCCGGTCCCTCGAGATCATAAGCGGTAATGCCGGTGGTCTGAGAGGCGGACTGATTCCACGCTTTGAGCAGATCATCGGGAATCAACCCGGTCACTGCGCCCTTGCTCAACGCATCGCGAATTGCCGCGAGCGTCTCGGCCGAAAAGTTCGACATGTGGTGAAACTCCAAAGCCCTGCAAGCCAGCGACCGAACGCGGCCTTGCAGGCGCGCGTGTGATTGTGATTGGCGCATCTGCGCCGGTTCACTATCCGCCCGGTCTCCCGTGGGTCGCGGCGGCTTGGCTTTGGAAGGACCGCCGCTCCGGTCTCCCGTGGGTCGCGAGCGGCGGTGCTTTCTAGCCCGTGATGCGCATAGGTGTCCGCTGCGCAACTTTTGTCAAGAGTAGCCCGCGCTCCATTTCGGGCATCGCCTCGAGCTGCGCGGCAAGTTTCGTCATATCGGGCCGCTCCACACCAGGCAGGCCGTCACCCTCGCGGTCGACCGATCGCACCGAACCTTTCGGCGCCGCCGGCATCGCCTCGACGGTCTCGACACGCTTGAGCAGCTCGCCGAGCTTGCCGGTGAGATCGCCGACGGCCTTCGACAATTCGCTGTTGAGCGCCACGGCTTTCTGCAGCTCGCCGGCCTCGGCCGCCTTTTCCATGCAATCGGCGCCGAGCTCATTCGCCGCATCATGGATGCCCTGAATCCGCTTTTTGTCGGCCGACGAATTGCGCGCGCCGACCTTCTCGAGCAGCGGCCAGGCCTTCGCCAGCGGATTTTCGCCGGCAGCTTTCGCGAGCTCGGTGTTGGCTTCGCCGAGAACCTTCATCAGCGCGTCAAAGTGGTGATAGTTCACCTTGCCGGCGGCAAGCTCCAGGATCCCGACCAGCATCGGCGCGTCGGTCGAGACGAACAGCTCGCCGGTCTCTTCCACCACCATGTTGCGCAGCACCGAGCAAAGCGAGGCCAGCGCGGTCTTGAGCTGCGCCGGGATGGGGGAGCTGTCCCCCTCGCGGCTCGTCTCGCTTTCGACGCTCTGGCGCAACCAGTTCAATTCACTGAGCAGGCCCGCCAGGCGCGAGACATCGGACAGGTCTTTCGCAAACTCGTCCGCGGTCACGACCTTGACCACCGGCGGCGCATCTTTCGCTAGCTTTTCCGGCTCGCCGGTCGGCGGCACGATCACGACGGTGGCGAGCTTCGCCATCAGGCCAGGCCAGCCATCGGCCTGCGTTGCTTCGGTGATGACCTTCGACACCGGACCATCGTCGGGCGTCGTGCGCAGCGCGACAAAGCCTTGCTGGAATCGCTCCGGCACGTCGTCGCCCGCCTTCCAGGTCTTGGCGAACGCTGCGAGCGCGGCGCCGTCCATCGGCCCGCTTTCGGCGCGTCGATCGAGCGCGGCCGACACTTTGCCCAGAAGATCCGACAGCGGCTTGACGGTTTCGGCAACGCTCGCCTTGGCGTCGCATTCGGCATTGTGCGCGATCGCGGCGGCCTTCGTTTCGTGCGTCGTGTTATCGCGCGCAACCCATTTTTGCAGAACGCCGTCTTTGCCTTGCTGCGAGGCGATCGCAGCGGCGGCCGGGTCGACCTTCGGCGGGATGTCGGCGGGCGGCTGCACGATCGGCACAACCTTTTTGAGCAGCTCGGCCTCGGCCGCGGTCACATATTCATGCCAGTCGTCGGCGCCCTCTTTGCCGGCCGCTTTCGCGAGCTCGCGCGCCTTGCCCTCAACCAGGCCGATCGGCTGCGGCTCGGCATCGCCGATCTTGACGAGCCCGGCTTGCTGGCCGAGCGCGCGCGTTTCCGCAACGCCGTCCGCCTTGGTGAATTCGAACGTCGCGCCAGGAATGCACGGACGGTCGACCAGCGAGATTTCTTGAATGACCGGCGTGTAGCGCTTGATCAGCGGGTTCGTCGGATCGGGCCAGCGTTTGGCATAGCCGCCGCCAGGCGAGAATCCAGTGAGCACGCCGGCCTCGACCAGCGCCCACGCCTGATCGTCGACCACGTGCGCCTTGCCGAGAATCTGCTTGTTGGCGTCGTCGAAAATATAGCCCTCGACGAAGAGGCCGGCCGCGCTCTTCGTGTGCATGACGCGCAGGTTGCCGAAGTTCTTGCCCCCGCTCGCGGCCGTCTGCTCATCGGCGAACTTCTGGAACGCCTCTTTCGCGGTGTCATAGTCCATGATCTCTTTCGACCGGTCCTCAACCTCGATGCCGACCGGTCCGACGACGATGCGGGTTTTCGCGTCGACCTTGGTGAAGGGAAAGAAGCCGGCGAATCGATCGGCACCAGGCGCGGGGCCGGCATCTTTCGCGAGCGGGATCATCGGCGCGATCGCGAGCAGGGCGGCGGCCGACGTCATCAGACGATAGCGATGCTTGAACATGTCTTGGACTCCTGTTGCCGGCGCCGCCGGCTGTTGCGGGACCGCCGAACGCTGCGCGCGATCAGCAGAGATAGTTGATCGTGAAATTCTTCGTGCCATCCGGCGCCGACGTCGGCGAGATCGTGCCTGCCACCGTGTCGATCGTGCCGATGGCCTCGGCGGTGGTGCCGACCTTTTCCTTGAGCACCTGCATCGATCCGCCATTGACGCCAGATTGCGTCGGCAGCGCCAGGTCCGCAGCGACACCAATGCCGAGCGTGCCATCGCCGCCACCGACCAGTCCGGAGACGACGCCGGCGGTGAGGTTGAGAAAGGCGTTGGCGGTTTTCAGCGTTTGCGTCGAGGCGGCGATCAGCGAAAGCACCTCCGATAGTGTCTGACCGTTGATGCCAACGCCGGTCAACGTGAGAAGGCCGCCGGTGATCGCCGTCACGATGACTTGCCGCACTTGAAGCTTGCGCGCGCAATCCGGTTGCGCGGCGATCGTGATCGCGCCGTTGGCGGCGATCGCCGCGGCCTTGATCGAGACGAGCTCCGCGGCGATCGGCGCCAGGATGACGCATTGCTCGGCGAACGCGCGGCTAAGGCCGGCCTGCTGCGCCTCGAATGCATACTTGCTATCGATGATGAATATGCCGTTTGCGTTCGGGGCATATTTGTTGCCGTCGCGATCGATGAAGCCGGGGACGCCGGGGCCGAAGAAGCTTTGAATCGCCATGGTCAGGTCTCCTGTTGGGGTTGATCTTCGTCGCTTGGCTCTTCGACAATCGGAACGAGTGCGCAGCGGCAGCGTGGATGACCCGGCGGTGCCATGTCGCCGGATTGAAATGCGTCGTCGAGGTCGATCGGTCCCTCTTCCTCATTGGCGGCGCAAATATCTTCGTCAACATCGTCGTCGCCGGCGGTCGACCAGAGTTTTTTCGTCTGCACACCGGCCTCATCGCGCGCAACCTTGTAGCCCTCGAGCGCGCCCATCGAATTGGCGCTGCGGATTTCCGTGCGCGCGATCAGCTCGGCGCGCTCTGCAGAGAACGTCGTCGACTCCGACAGTTCGGTGATGATGTCGTCAAGCGACATATTGTCGTCGAGACCGCGCGAGATCACGCCGCGCACGACGTCGCGCGTGGTGTCGTCTATTCCCGAAATCAGGTCGCCGATGCTGTCGCTCGCATAGTTTACGGCGCGGTCGAATACCTGGTCGACCAGGTCCGACTGGTCGAGAACACCGAGCTGCGCCAGCGCGGCCTTGCCAGCATCGGCAGCAACGCTCTGCAAAACCTCTTCGGTCGCATCCTTGATCACGTCGAATCCAAAATCGATCTTCGCGGAGGCCTTGCGGCCGCGCTTGGTATTGGCGTCGTCGGCCTTGGCCAGGTCTTTCAGCTCGCGGCGCACGTGCTCGAGCGTGGCGACGCGCGCGTTCTGCAGCGCCTTTGCCCACATCGATTTAAGGTGCGTGGTCGCGAGCGAGGGAAACGCGCGCGTCTCGGAGATCGGCGCCAGGCGCCGCGTCTTGGGCTTGGCGCGTTTGCCGAGCGGCTGATTCCAGCCATTCAGCAGCGCCTTTTCGAGCGCCGCTTTCGTCTTGGCGCCAGGCTTCGGCGGCGCCGTTTTACCGGGCGGCGTTTTTCCTGGCGGTTGCGGCGGCGCATTGGGATCACCAGGATGCATCATGATCGGCGCCGGCGGCGGCTCCGGTTCGTCGACCACCGACACATAGCCGGTCGCCGTCTTGACCATCGGCCGCGCCGCCATGCCGCCGGCGGCCGGCAGCCCGCGCGTCTCACGTACTTCGTCGATCGACATGATGCCAGCGCCCGCAAGCGCAACATCGATTTCCCCTTGCACCTTGGGGTCAATGTCCCGCTCTTCGTCCCAGGCAAATTCAAGATCGGATGAATTGAAGTTCTCGCGGATGATGCGATCGATCAGCCGCTTAATCCAAACCTGAATGGGTCCGAGGCCTTCCTCGAGCGCGCGATCGTGGGCGCTCTCCGACGTCGCGCGATTCATTTGCGCGACGAAGGGCTCAGGCGAGATCGAGAACGCATAGCAGATCACGCGCGCGAGCCATTCGTCGTACATGTCCTTGAGCGGCGGCTGGCGCGTCTCATAGACCTTGGTCCCTCCGGGAACGAAGCGGCCCATGCGGCGCGCCGCGAGATCGCCGCTATGCAGCGAGTCCCACCAGGCCTGAAAATCCTTGATGTCATTCGACGTGAAGGCCTCGGGCATGCCGATCACGGCATCGGGCATGTTGCCGTCTTTGTAGTAGCGGATCTGGTGCACCGCGCGCAGCAAGGCGATGTTCACCGTCATCAACACTTGCTCAACCGGCGGATAACCGTAGACGCCATTCACTTGCTTGTTGCGCGGCGCGTAGAGCATTTCGTCGGTCGTGTAGAGCGGGCCCGGCACGCCCTTAAGCACCTGCTGAAACGCCGGCTCCGGCACGCGCGGGATGCGGCCGGCATCGTCGATCAGCGGCTTGATCGTCGCGCCGTCGACCAGCTCGAGCGCGAAGAGGCCGCCACCCCGATTCGGCCATCGGTAGATGGTGACCGCATCCGTCGTGAGCAGCTCATAGACGAGCTTGCGAATCCACGTCGCCCAATCGTCCTGCCCATCTGGCTTGTGGAGAAACTCGGTGATCGCCTCGATGCGCGGATCGCCGCCAGGCTTCGGCGTTGCGATCTGGCCAGGTTTCTTGCGCTTGCGGATTGTCCAGTCGAGGCCGTCGACCTGGTCTTGCCTGGTCGAGATCGCCATCGCCACCAGGTCGCAGTTCTTGGCGAGCGCGCGCAGCGTCTCGAACGAAGGGCGAAGGACTTCGGTCGCGCGCGGCTGATAGTTGATGTTGAAGGCGACGGGATAATCGTATTGCCGCCCTTTGACCTCCGGCGGCGTCGCCGGCTGAAACGGCGCGAGCGGGCCGAACCATCCCGACCCGAATTGCGCGCTCGCCGTCACCCGCGAGCCCAAGGAATACTTCAGCGCATAGCTGGATTCCAATAGCGTGAGCTTGGCGCCAGCGGTCGGCTCCGGCATTTCGTGCGGCCCCTTGGGCGCCTCTCCAGCAAGGCGACAATCGCGCTATATCATCACGCTAGACGCCCGTCGAGATTTCCCGCCGCGATCGCCGCCGCCTTCTTTGCCATTTCGGCCTGTTGCTCGCGCATGAAGTCGAGGTACCCGCGGCCCTTGAAGTTCGGGTTCGCATAGGCCAGCACCAGCGCATCCCAATCGTCGGGCGACGGGATTTTATCGGCGATCATGTCCTCTTTGGACTGCATGAGAATCAGGCCGCGGCTTGTCGTCTCGTATTTGATAACCGCCGCCTGGCCTGCGGTCTCTTCGTCCTTAAGGTCGATCTCGCCGGCTACGAACATATCGCGCACGGCCCAATTGATTTCGGCTTTTAGGTTCTTGAAGCGCTGTTTTTCCTTGGCGCCAAAGCACGGCGCGCCGACATTGACCGGGACCACGACGAACGACGGCAGGCGTTCGGGATCATCCGGCCTCTTGAGCTTATCCTCGCGCTGCATCTCGAGCAGGCGGTCCGTCACGCCGCCGCCGAGGCCTGCGTCATCGATCTTGACCCGCGTTGCCCCGGTCGCCCGCACCGCGATGACGATCCGGCCGACGACGTGCATCAGGTCGCGCTTGCGGAATTTGTCTATCTTGCGCGCGACGGCGCCGCGCCTGTGGAAAATCACCGTCGCGTTGCCGTTCTCCGATCGCGCGACGTCAACGCCGAGCTCGTTCGGATCGGTCGGCGGCAGCTCTTGCGCGAGCGCGGCCGTGATGAAGCGCAGCGGCACCAGGCCGCCCTCTGCCTGGTCGGGAAATTCGCCCTTGACCTTCGATGACCAGAACGGGTGATCTTCGCCCCAATCTTTGCGCTTCTCTTCGACCCAGGTGCGCGACACCAGCAGCGGGCTAAGCCAATCGGGGACCGCCTCGCCAGTGAAGTTCGGACTTTCGAAAGCATTGATGGCGATGTGATTCCAGCCAGAGCCAGGCAGCGAGACGTGGCGGAATTGGGTATCGGGATCATCCGGATTGCCGATCGCCAGGATGCGCGCGTCATCGTTCGCGATCAGCGTGTCGGCCGCATTCCATATTGTCTTGTCGACGCCACAGGCCTCATCGAGCAGCACCAGCACATAGCGCGCGTGGATGCCCTGAAACGCCGTCGCATCCTTTGGGGCCCGGCCGAAGCCGACCAGCTCGTTGCCGAAGAACCATTCAATCTGGTTGACCTTGCCCGGAAGGTGGGCGGCCTTGTGAATGCGGTTGATCTCGCGCCAGAGCAGCGCGCGGACCTGGGCATAGGTCGGCGCCGTCGAGACGACGAAAGCCTCACCAGGCTTGTGACTCGAGAGCCACCACGCCGCGATGCCGGCGGCCACATACGTCTTGCCGACATCGTGGCAGGATGTGACGACGGTGCGGCGGTTATCGCGGACGGAAAGACAAATCTGTTTCTGCTTGGACCACAGAACCCCGCCGCAACCCTTCTCGATGAACCCGACGGGATCGGCGGCATAGATGCCGAAGCGGTTGGCCTCGACGTCTTGCTCAATGCGTTGTCGCGCCTCCATCAGCTCGCGCAGGCGCTTGAGCTTCGCCACCACTTCCGGCGTCGCCGGCAGGCTGTTGACCAGCTTCTGCCACTGACCGCTCGAGCTGTCGGATGGCTCTGTCAAGATCCTCGACTGTTGGGGTGAGGAATCGGTCATGCTGTCCCAGGTAGTGTTTCGACATATGGATGACCATCGTCACCCCGGCGCTATTGGCGAGCTGCGCGTGGCGCCACTGTAAGCGCTTGAGGCTTTGCTTGGCGAAGTTCTCGCCGTTGGTCCAAGCCTGTTCAAACTCCGGCTCGCTCGCAATGCGGCGCGTGATCGTATGACGCGACACGCCGAAGAACGCCGCGATTTCCTCTTGCGTGCAAAACATGTTGCACAGCTTTTCGAAGTTCTCGAGGTTGAGCTCTATTTTGGCCTTCGCCATCTAATCAGTCTCCGCCAGCATCGGCGCCAGCTTAGGCACAGGTTTCCTTTTTTGTCGACAAGGGTCGGCGGTTCACCTAAAATCATCGGCGAACCATGGAGCCAATCATGCGCGAGCTTAAGATCAATCCGGACGGTGTGTCCCTCAAAGGGTGCTCTTACATTTACCCGCCTCAGGGCCAGGCCGGCGAATACTCGGCGCTCGCCGCCAACCCCTATCGCGGCTGCGGCCACGGCTGCGCCTACTGCTACGTGCCGCTCATCACCAAGCAACCGCGGCCGGAGTTCGACGCCGGCGCCGTCGTGCGGCCGCATTATCTCGAAAGCCTGCACGCCGACGCCAAGAAATATCAGCGCGCCGGCATCACCGCACAGGTGATGATTTCCTTCACGTCCGATCCCTACCACCCGGGCAACACCGAGACGACGACGGCCGCGCTCCACATTCTGCGCAACCATGGCCTGGGTTTCTGCACACTGACCAAGGGCGGCACGCGCGCGCTTCAGGACATCGATTTGTTTCGTCCCGATCGCGACGCCTTCGCCTCGACACTCACCACGCTTGACCCGCAGTTCTCGAAAAAGTGGGAGCGCAACGCCGCGTTGCCGGCAGACCGCCTCGACGCACTCCGCACGTTTCACCACAAGGGGATTTTTACCTGGGTCTCGCTCGAGCCGACGCTCGACGTCGAGGCCTCGCTCGCGATCGTGGAAGCGACTCACACCTTCGTCGATCTCTACAAGGTGGGGCGCGCCAACTATGTGAAGGAAATCACGACCGTCACCAATTGGCGCGACTACACCGAGCGCATGATCGCAAAGCTCGGCCGGCTGAAGAAACTGCACTACATCAAGCATGACCTTCAGCCCTACTTGCCGACCGGCTATCACAATCCGTTGCGCGTCAGGCAGCACCACTGACATGCAAAACGGGACGCTCCGCAAATTCGACGGTCGCTTGCTGCTCATGCCCTGCAGCGCGACGAAGCTCGACCACGCCGACCAGCCGCGGCGCCTCTATCTCGGCCCCATGTGGCAGACGCTGCGCGAGCACCTCGGCGACATGCCGTGGGAAAACGTCTTCGTGCTCTCCGGCGAATATGGATTCATCAGCTCGCTCAACTTCATTCAGACCTATGACGGCGTGCTGACGTCCGCGAAGGCCGATCGCATGATTGCGCGCGGCGTCGAGGGCGGCAACGATCATCACGGCGCGAGCAGCAACGGCGGACCATGCCCGAGCAACGTCCTGGTCTCGCCAGGCCGCAAGGGTCAACAGCCGTTCGATCGCGTGCTCTGCGCCGGCGCCAACGACTATCGGCGCGTGCTGCAGCACTTCATTGCGGAGTGGATTAACGCCGGGCTGATCAAACCCGACGCCAGGATTTTTCACGTGGTCGGCGGCATCGGAGAGCAGCGCCAGCAGCTCGGCCGGTGGCTGCGCAAAGAAGAGGGGTTTTTCTGATGGCCGACGACGTTCAAACGCGCGAGTTGCCGTCCGACGAATGGAAGCGCGGACCGGGCGGCAACTGGTTTCGGTACGCGGCCTGGCGCGATAGCGCGCCGACGGTCATCGGCTACGGCTGCACCGCGCGCGAGGCGCGCAACGATCTCGAGCGGGGCAAGTGACCCATGTGCGACGACGAAGAGCGGCCAGGTCCGCATAACTTTGAAGATACGTTCGGCTGCGCCGGCTGCACGTGCACCATGTCGACGACGCATTCTGCATCGATCGATCCGCCAGAGCCGATCCGCGATCCCTGGTGCCCGGTGCACTCCGGCCGAGATCCCGACGCGGAGCTTGAGCAGAGCCGCGAGGATAACGCCTACTTTGATTCCATCCCTCGAGACGAAGAGGACTGACCATGGCACGCACTCCCACGATGCAACGCTGTTTCAACTGCGGCGCCGAACTCGGCGTTTTCATCGCGGTTGACCCGCTCGACCATTGCGGCGCGCCAGCATGCGCGCGCGAGGCTCGCGATTGCCTGCAAGAGCAACGCGAAGAGGCGCACGCGCGGCTCGATCGCGATCTCGGGTACGACTGATGACTGACTATCTCGTTTGGAGCAATGAGCATGCGGCTTGGTGGGCGCCCGGCGGCCGCGGCTACACGACGTTGACGCACATGGCCGGTCGCTACTCCAAAGAGCAGGCGGACGAGATCTGCCGGCAGGCCAATTTTCGTCCAGGCGACATCAACGAGGTGGCGGTCATCGCGCCGTCGCTCAATCATGCGCGCGAGCAATTCCTCTATCAGGCGAGGCACCCGCAATGAAGACACTGCAAAAGCTGGTCGGCATGAAATACCACGGCACCGAACGCATCGTCGCATCAATGGCCGATGGCTACACTGTTGGCCTTATCCGCGAGCCCAAGAACGAGCACGATCGCCACGCAATCCAGGTGTGGGCGGACGAGCGCCTGCTCGGTTATCTCGCCAAGCCCGACAATCGAAACCTCGCCATCGCGATGGATTTGCGCGCTGTCACCTCGATGATGGGGACGCTCCGCCCCAACACTCCCGAGCGCTGGCCAATGGTCGAGGTGGAAGAGCCATGACACCTTTCCCCGATCGCGAGGTTGCGGTGCGCATGACGGGCCGCGAATGGACTGCGCTGCTCGGGCGCATCGTCGGCTCTACGCCGCACCCGGGTTATCTCAGCGCATTAGGCCGCGAGCAATTCAACATCGCTTCCGGCAAGCTGCAAGAGCAGCTTATGGCGGCAAGCAGTGCGTCACCCGGCGGCGACGTCGTGCCGCTATTCGGCAGCAAGAGGAAATCAGGCCATGACGGCGAAAGTCGGTAACTGGATTCGCATGAACGAAAGCGGCGCGATCGGCGAGGTGATCGAGGCCTCGGCCAACAGCTGGAAGATCAAATATCAAACGACGCAGCACCCGACGTCGCAGGCGCCGAGGATCAATCACGAAACGACGCAATGGGTCGCGCTCGGCACCTTCAAGCTCATCGCCAATCCGAACGTGCTCGAGTTCGTTTGTTTCGTCCATCGCGACGACATTGCCGGCATCCCGGACATGGAATTTGTCGTTCAATGGGACGGCCCGCGCGTGCCGGATTTGATCATCACGCCGGAAGGCGTGCGCCTGGTCGCGCCGGCGGAATATCCCGGCGATCGCTATCTCTACAGGCCAGCCACGCTGGTCTGCGATCTGCGCGGCGCGGAAAAGTTCGGTGAGCCGTCATGACGGCCGGCGATCAGCGTTATGTCGCGCGGCGCGGCTCGGCCATCGTCCAGGTGGTTTGGGCCGGCGGGATGCGCGATCTCAATCCGCGCCTGGACCTGGCGCGCCATTCGCCCACGGGATTCGGATGGGGCTATGAGGGGAGCGGGCCGGCGCAACTCGCGCTCGCGATGCTGGCCGATGCCCTCGGCGACGACGAGCGCGCCCGCAAGCTCTATCAACTCTACAAAAGCGAGCGCATCGCCAAATTGAACGGCCAGGTCGGGTTCCTTATCGCGGCCTCGACCGTCCGCCTCGATGCCGCGATCATCGAGTCTCGAATGGCCGGCAAGGATTGACCCTCGGCCGCCACAGCCCGCCACAGCGATTATTTCACGACCGGAGCACCGTCCTATGTCCGACGAAACAGCGCGCCCCACGGCCACCAAAACCAGGCAATTCCCCGTCGACGTTTTGACGCCAGGCGCCAAGCGCCGGCGCCTCGAGCTCACGATGGCGCCGGTACCGGCCTATGCGGAGCTCGCCGCCAAGGTCGCGCCGCTCATTGGCGGCTCAATCGAGCACGTGCGCATATGGGACAAGCACCAGGAAATTTACGCCTCGATGTTCGTCGACGAGCAATCGATTTCCAAGGGTCTGCCGCGCAACGAGGCCGCGACCAAGATTTACCGCGCGAACATGATCGCGCACTCGAAAGACCCCCGCGCCAAGCTCGACCCCGAGCGCCTGCCCGCCATCTATGGCGCAGCCGTCGTTTTCAAATGCAATGTCTGGCGTTGACGTTTCCGCAATCGCCGAATATCTTCGGTACATCACAGAGAGGTGCACCATGGGACGCAGGCCGAGCCTGACAGACGAACAGAAAGATCTGATCGCGGAATTGCGCGAGGGCCGCGGGTGGTCCTACGCGCGGATCGCCATCAAGCTCAAGATCGCCGAAGGTTCGGTCTCTTGGTATTGCTTGAAGCAAGGCATCGAGAAGCCAGGCCGCAAAATTCCGGTCCTGCGGCAACCGCAAACAAAGCCCTTCACCCGGCACGGCCGAACGGTGCGGCCATTCTCGCCGGAAGAGGACGCGAAGATGCTCGAGCTCTCCGCCGAGGGTCTCAAGCCAGCGGCGATCGCGCGCGCGCTCGGCAATCGCCGACCGAACAGCATCACCGGCCGGCTCTACACGCTGGCGCGACACCAGGACCGCGCGGATGCATCCCAGGGAATAGGATGACCACCGCGGGCGGACCATATCTGCAGTACCGCATTCGCGCCCTCGAAAATGAGGCGCGCGAGCGCGAGGTTCACGCCAATGCATTAGAGGCCGACGCTCTTGCCGAACGACAAGGCGCGCAGCGATGCCGAAAAACGGCAGAGTATCTCAAAAGCTACGCGGTGCCCGCGGGGAGGATGACCGATGCCAAACAATAAGACCGCCAGACACCGCCGCTACGAACGCGCGATCGTCGCAATGTGGAAAGCGCACCAGGCGCTCGGCGAGATCATGGAGCTTCAAGCACCGGGCGACGACAGCCGAACTGTGCTGCGAAACCAGATCGGCGAATATGCCGGCTATCTCGAAACCGCGACGTGGTGGCGCGACAAGGAATCCGCTTGATGGCCGCGTTCGGATGCAAGGTTCGTTTCGTCCCGCCCTACATCGCCGGCAGGAAGGGCGGTACTATTCGTGCGCACCGCAAAGACGGCCGAGACCACGCGCAACTCGGCGGCGAGATACACCTCTACACCGGCTTGCGCACGCCGCGCGCCTATCTCTTCGGCCGAGAGACATGTGTCGATTACTTGCCGATACGTCTCGCCTTTAAACGCCGGCCTCTTGTGGCCTGGCCAAAGCGCACCATCATCGCGCGCGCGGATCTCGATCGCTTCGCCGTGTTCGACGGCTTTGAGAACTTCGACGACATGGAAGCCTTTTGGCAGGCGACGCACCGCGTTGAAGAGTTCAACGGCGGTTGGATTTTGTGGAAGGATAAGCCGCTATGAAAATCGAACTCGAGCCGACCGGCACATTCGAGACCGTGAGCCAGGCGAGCGGTCGCGTGCAATGCCGCATCTGGCGCGGCACATACAACGGCGCGCGGGTCATCGCCTATATCCCGTGCGTCGGTCTCCACAAAGACGCTTCGCCGGAAGAGCAGGCGCAATGGGAGAAAGAGCTGCGCCTGGTGAAGGCCGATCGGGAGCTCGTCTCGTTCGATATGAGAATGGTGCTCGACTGATGACCGGCCTCTTGCTCTGGCTCATCATTGGCGAGCTCATCACCATCAGCGTGACCCGCGTGGTCAACTTCGCCGACGTCGCGCGCTTCACCAACCAGAAGGCGCTCGCCATCTACGGCCGCCGCATGCCGCCGTTCGTGCCGTATATTTGGGCCGCTCTGATCGTTGTGCTATGGCCGGTTTTCTTGATTATGGCGGCGGTCTATATACTTCGGAAGTGACGCCATGTCGGACAACAGCCGCATTCGCTTGGACGATCTATTCGAAGGTCTCGACGACGAAGAGATTGTCGGCGTCGCGCTGATCGCTAAGAGCGGCAAGGTGCGCGTTTGGGCTTCCGACCAAATCGTTCAAGACGCAAGCTATGCCTGGCTCGGGCGCCAGATCGAGGCGTGCGGCAAGGTCGCCGAGGGCATGGGCCAAGAGGAAACGCCGCCCAACTTCGGCGAGGCCACGCCGAGAACGAGGCACTGATGGCGATCGCCGCCGACAACTTCAATCGCTTGCGCCAGCTCGTCATCGATTGGCGCAACGCGATGGACGATCGCATAGGCTCGCGCAAGGAAGAGCTCGAAACTGATCAAGAGCGCGAAGAGTACCTCGCGATCATCGCCGAGCTTGAAAACTTCTGGGAGCGCCGGCGATGAACTGGACACAAGACGATCAAGACGAAGCGGTTCGCGCGCGCCGAGAGATCGCCGCAGAATATCAAAGGGCTCGACGACGCGGGCCGCGCTGGGCCGCCTGGCTCCTCGATAAATGCGTTAGCGTCGCCCTATGGGCCGAGCGCGAAGGCAAGCGACTACTGCGGGGCGGATGAAGATGATCACGCGCGAGGACATACCGGCGATTTGGCACAAGCTGCCGGCGGAGCTCAAGCGGCGATGGTGGGGCGAAACAGACTACGGCCGACTCGAGCCGTCGTCCGAGCTGCTCGATGCGATCGCGGCGGCCGCGGGACTCGCCACATGAGACGAGAGAACCGCGGCGGCCGGATGATCCACGGTTATCAATATCACCTCAACCAAAAGCTCGCGGCGTCGCACGTCGAGAACGAACGCGGCTGGCGAATCCCGAACACCGTCGAGGAAGGCTTTGAAGCCCTGAACCTCTCGCTGTGGTGGCTGCATTATCGCGTGCTCTGGTTTCACCTCGGCGTGCTGTCCTCGACCGCGCGCGATCGCGAAGAGGCCTGGCATAACGCGCGGATTTATCTCAATCGAGCGCGGCAGTGTCCTCGGCCGCGGCTTCCATGAAACGGCAAACCCCGCGGCCCTTCGTCGGCGCCGCGGGGTTTCCAGGCTTTTGGGTCCTATAGGAACGCCCCGGTGCTGATCAGGCAGGCGACGTCCGCAACCCATTTCACTGGGGGGTGTTTATGAAACGCAAGATAGACCAGCGCACGCCGGCGTCAAGCCGCATTGCGTGCGAAGTGCCGTTCTGCCGGCACGGCACCAGGCGCTATCCGGCCGGCTCGAGGTGGGTCTGTGCTGATCATTGGCGGCTGACGAGCAAGAGCTGGCGCCGGCGGCTGCGGCTCTTTCGCAAGCGGCGTCGATATGATCTCGCCGGCATCATGTGGGACCGCTTGCGCGACCAGGCTATCGAGCGCGCCGGCGGCCTCTGAAACGAAGAACGCCGCCCCGATCGGAGGCGGCGCCTTGGCCCGCGGGCCTTCATTGTCGGCGCGATGCCGACGTGGAACGTTTTAGGGCGACGGGGTCGCGGCGGCGACCGGAGCGACTACCGGGGGAATCAATGCGCCGAGAGCGTCAGCCTGGGCATTGATATTCTTCACCGCACCGGCGAGGGCTTCGTCGTCTTCGGCTTCATGCGCGTCGACAATCGCCTGTGCGGATGTCTTGATACTGGCGGCAACAGCGCTGACCTGGGTGGTGAGGTTCGCGATCGCGGCGGCGATTGCGTCGAGTTCGGCTTTCGTGGCCATGGAGTGCTCCAATCGTCTGAGGGTTGAGAGGACGGCTTGTGACGTCGTGTGATCATAGTTCGATTGCGGGGCCGCCTGTTGCTGCCGCGCTATGACGTGATCCCACCACCCCATTGTTCGTGTCCTCTGGTTGCGGCGAGACCATAGGCTGCCGACGATTTCCGGTCAAGCCGCCGCGGCCTTCACTTTGTAGGGGAGCCCGCGAAACACGACACCGATATAGGCGACGGCCATTCCGGTCTTGCCGTGCGCCTCCCAGCGCTCGAGCACCTCGCAGCGCATGCGCTCGGCCAGGCCGGCGATCGTGCGATTCGTGAGCTGGTCGCGCCAGCGGTTGAGCCCGGTGAAGCGCGGATTGAGCTGCGCGAGCTCTTGCACCGCGCCTGGCACGTTGTTCGCCTTGTACGACAGACCAGCGCCATCGGTGAACGCGAATCCGATCAGCTCGGCCGGCGCGACCGGCCGGCGGTCGGCAATGATGACCGCTTGCTCCCAGGGGATCCCGTAGGCGTCGAGATCAAACACGTTATAGGCGCGAAGGTCGATCGACCGGAGCACGCGGCGATTGTCCGCGACATACATCAGCCGGCGGCGATCGCGAATGTACTTCTGATCGCAGCCGCAATAGGCCTCGGCCCTCGACCAGGCGCCCGCGAACATCTGGCCGCTGCCGGCGAACGCATCGAACACGTGCCGCGGCTTCGGCATCGCCTCGAGCACCTGATTGCGGATTTGGAGCTTGGCCTTTTCCGCCGCCGGATTGTTGTCGACCTTCTTTGCGCTATCGCGGCCGACGCCGAGCTTGTTGATGCGCTTGCGCTTCACGGCTTGCCTTCCTCGAGAATGAGCACTGCCGGCGAGAACGACGCTTCTTGCGCGTGCTGCTCGGTGTCGAACCATTCCACGAACAGCACCGCGCTATCGGGATCATCTTCCAACGTACCATGGTCGACCACGACCATCACCGGGCCGCCGCTCTTCAGCCGAACGAGTGCGCCGATCGGCGTGTCGGCCTTCGCGATCCTCGTAATTCCGGCAGTTACTTTCGCCATGTCGTCAACTCCCCTCCATGATGATTTTCGGTTTCTCGCCATAGCGCGGCGCAAGCAATGCAGGCGCCAGCGGAGCGCGGAGCGTGGTGCCATAGGCGCCGATCCACGGTTGGTCCGGATTGCCCTCGGTGCACTCGATGCCCTTGAAGCCAAATTCAACGCCGCAGTCGCGGCACCAGACGCGCACGACGAACATAAACTCGACGCGATCGGTCATCGGCACCAGCAAGCGCGCCACCTGGTTCTGCACCTGAAACCGTTCGTGCTTGCAGCTATTCGGTATCGACATTGATCGTTCCTAGCTCCACTTCGACGCCGGGAAATTCCGCCATCAGCACCTCGAGGCGGTTGAGCGCCGCGGCCTGGTGCTGCAGGGGACCGCGCACGGCGATCCAGAACACGTCATCGACCGACGACGTCGCGACGCGCTTCACCTCGAGCGGATCCCCGTCATCACGCATGGACTCGAGCTCGTCCGCATCAAAGCCGGCGGCGCCGAGCAGCTCGTCATCACCGATGGAGTCGACCACCTGGCGCAGCGTGGCGGCGTTCCAGTGCGAGTCCTCGGGCAGCTTGTTGAGCGCCAGGCCGAGCGCCGAGTACAGCGCCGGCGTCAGGCCCTCGACGACGATGCACATTTCGTTTGTTCGGCCGAGACGCAGCAGCGCCTGCAGCGTCGCGTGGCCGCCGATGATCTGGCCGTCGGGCTGTACGATGATCCAGTCGACATATCCGAATGTATCTATTGACTCGGCAATGTTCGCGATCTGCGCGTCGCCGTGCTCACGCGCATTGCGCGGATCATTCTTGAGCGCGGCGAGATCGAACGCGCGATTAGTAACAGTTGCGGCCATCGGCTTTCTTTCTCGCGAAGTGATCATGCAGGACAATCATGCCGCCGGCATAGACGCCAGGTCCGGTACGCAACACCGCCGCCATCTCATACTTTGCCCATGCATGCAGAATGCCGGTGGGCGATTCCCAGACGATCCACTCTTTGCGCGATTGGTCTTTGCGCAGCATGAACCCGAAGGTGCTCGGGTGCCCGACGTTGCCGCTCATGTGCCGACCTTTGTGCCGTCATCGCACCAGGTAAAATTGCCGGCGGCGCCGATCGAGAAATAGCTGCGGCAGGTACAGCAGAACGTCGAGGTGTAGTAGCTCGGATCGCGCGCCATGGTCTCGGCGCATTGTACGGGCGCCGTCGTGACACCGCCGCATATGCTGTGGAGATAGTCGCGGCGGACCGGCCGCTTCGTCGGCGTCGTCATCAGCTCGGTGGGGCACATCGCCCAATGATCGGCGTGCTGACCGTCGGCCAGGCGCTCCGCGGTCGGCGCCGGCGAGCTCGCCGGCATGGTTGGCTCTTCGCCCTTGACGGTGCACCTGGTCATTAGCCGTCCGCCATGATGGTCTGCGCTTTGATGCACGCCTGGCGCATAGCCTCGATCGCCGCGACACCGCCGAAGCTATTATCAATGCCGGCGCGGACATTGGTGGCCAGCGCCAGCATGTCGAGCCGGTCACTATGCTTTTCGAGCTCGAGCGCGAACAGCTCGCGCAGCTCGGTGTCACTCAGAATGCATCTCAACGTCATGGCTGCGTTTCTCCCTGAGCTTGGCGCGGATCCAGCCCGCGCATATTGGCGCATTGGTGATGCGCTTGCCATCGTCCGTCACGTGCGATTCGAATAGCGCATTGCCGGTCGCGCAGGCCTCGCGCGCGTCGAATGGCAGGCGCTTGTGGCAATAGAACAGGCCGTCGCCCTCGACCGTGTTGCGGATGATCTGCCAGAACCGCCCGTCGACCTGTTCGGGCGAACCCGCCATGAAGGCGCAATTGGTGCAGGGCTCGAGCGCCGGTACCAGACGCGTCTCACGTTCCCATGCCTTGCCGCAACTCACGCACCCGTCGATCATCACCACGCCGTTGTGTGCTTCGGCTGCAGACACCGCGCGGACGTCGCCGCCGCCGCAGGCGGGGCACGTGTCGCCGGCGATCGCGAGCAACGTCATTCTGCACCTGGTGCGGTGTAGAGCTCGGCGCGCACCGCGGCGTCTTTCGCCTCGAGCAGCTTGCGCAGCGCGACGGTGCGCTCAGGATTGCGCGGAAGATCCCGCACGATCTTATGCGCCATCTCGCCGAACGGCCTTGACACGCGCGCCAGGCGCTCAGGCAAATGCGAATAGGCGAAGAACTGCAAAATCGGTTCGTGGTCGGGATGTGGCATCGTCGACTCCGGTTTAATGTTGATGGGGTCTCGCAGAGTTAAGCACGCGCACACGCCGCGCTGACCGCAGCGCGGACATACGCCGGCAACGATTTTATCGAACGCCACACGCCACGGACATTCGAGGCAGCGCGTCTTGTCGGTCGGATAATCGATCGGCGGGCAATCGTCACAAAGGCCGCCTGGAAGCTCGAGGCCGTCAAGGCGATGTATCATCATGGCTTAATCAGCCTCCCGCCAGGCGCGCGGATCAAAACCGCATTCGGATAGACTTCCTTGAACGCCGCCATCACCTGCGCGTGGTCTGTGTCGTCGAGGTACATAACGATCGGCGCCGCATCATCGAGCGAGTCATCGCCGCAGCGGCCGACTTCGGCCGACACGAACGCCATCAGCTTCGCGACCTGGTCGCCCTGGCGCAGCATGTTGTCCCGCGCCAGATCATCGAGAAATTCTCTACAGCGATCGCGCAGCGGCATGCGCTTAAACCTTTGTCGGGAAGATGGAAAAATCCCTGCGGCGCTCGTCAAGCAGCGGAACGCCGCGACGTGCGGCTTCCTTTTCAAGCAGCCTCACTCCGCTGTCGTTGGTCTCGCACCCGGCGATGATAAACTTGGCGCCGATGCCGATACGCGTAAAATCAAATTCCTTGCCGATGCCCTTGAGCATTTCCTCGAGAGCCAGGCGCGGGATTTGGATCATCACGACGGGGACGCCGTCGCCTGTGCCTTCCGGGATCACTGCGAACACCGGCTTGCGATTGATGGCAGCGGCGCCGCCTTCAGCCTCGCGCGTGAGACCGATGCCATGCATGTCGATCGTGCCATCGCTTGCAAACGCTTGATCGTATCCGGCAACGCGCAGCTTGCCGGCGATCTCATCATAGGTGCCGGGCGAAACTTCCAGCTCGGCATAGGTGTGGGTCTGGCGCAGTGTCATGGCGATCGCCTCCGGTTGAGGCGCGCAGCGTATCCGCACCGAAATTATTCGGCAAGTGTGGAATAGATCAATTCGGCCATGGCGAGCGCGACGAAGGCCGCGATCAGACAGACAATCGAAAAGCCAACGAGGCCGCGCAGGTCAGACCATAGATCGTCCAGAGCCCGCCGGCGGCCATCAGGTAGAGCACCAGATATCCGGTCAGCATCGCTTTCATGGCTCAGAGCCTCCCGAGCAGCACCAGGATCAGCAGAATCACAATTACCAGGCCGAGGCCACCGCCGCCGTAATAGCCGGAGCCGTAGAACGGCGCGCCGCCTATGCCTGAGAAGCCGCCGAGCAGCGCGATGACGAGAATAATCAAAATGATCGTGCCGAGTGACATGGCGAATCCCTCCTGTGACGGACATCACGGCTGGGACCATAGCAGAATGAGGCACCAGACGATGACGAACAGGAGCAACGAGTTCGCGGCCCGAATGATCCGCCGGCGCCACGGGATCGGCACGCGCCACCACGTCGGCGGATACGCAGGATGCGGCCGCACCTCGCGGCGATATCGATTAAGCTGCGGCGTCACGGTCCCGACCCATGAGGCGGCACGCGCCTTCCTGGGTCGGCGCGCTCAAGCATGTCAGGCCACAGGCGCAACATCGTTGTGCGCGCATTGGTGATGGTCAGAGCCAGGCCTGGCGATGCGGTCTTTCGCTTTTGCTCGAGCAGCTCATAGACGTGAACAACCGCCATCCATTCGAAGTCGTGCGGCTTGCCAGACGGCATATCGTCGAGCGGGTTTCTTCCGGCGTGCAGCTCGCGCGCGAGGCGCGCATGGTTCGGCGAGACGAATGGATTAGGTTGGCCGATCAGGCGCGCGAGCTCGTTGAGCGGATCGGCCGACGCTTTCACCGAGCCGTCGCAAATCTGTTCACCGCGCAGCGAGAACGTCGACTCCGGCCAAGTGGTCTCGGCGATCTCGAACGCGCCGGCGTTGAACCGCCCGATCGGCGACAACTCCGATTCTGGCGGTCCCCACGCTCGCAAGCGCCATGGGCGCAGCATCCCGGCCAGCACCGACACGAAGATGGCGATCGCAGTAAGCGCGTGCATCCACCAGGGCATTTCGCGCGCGGTCTCGTAAAGGGTTTGCATCATGGCAGCTTGTCCATTGCTGTGAGGGTTGAGAGCGCGCGGTGCAGCGCGGGCGGGTCGTTCAAGATCGTGGCGATATCGCCGAACTGGTTGAACAGGGGCACGCGCTGGCCAAGCACGTTGGTGCACCACAGCTCCGCCATGCCGTGAAAGTCTCGCATGATGATTCCTGATCGCGCGCCTGGTGCCGGCTTCTCTGGCTCTGCCGGCTTCACCTCGCGCCAGGTCGTGTTCGTCGCACCAGCACTCGAGAACGAGCCAGGCGCGCCTGCGCTCCGCGCGCCCATGGCTTGACGCAATACGGATTCGTGCGTCGCCGTCGCCACTTGCTCGAGCGCAGCCTTGAGCCGCGCCTCGAGCTGTGCGCGGGTCTTTGCGTCGGAGGCATCCCAATTCATTTGCGCCATCGTTGCAGCATGCCATTGCCGATTATTTTCGGCAATGCTAATCTGCGCGCGATCGCGGATGCCGGTGAGACTCTGAGAGCCCCGGCGCTGCGGTCACGATCGGCCGGCGAGACCCCGTGTTTGCGCGTCCTGAACATGACGGCTAGGAGGCAGCGCGCAAGTGAACGAGGCCGGCGCCCGCGGGTTTCCTCTCACCGGCTCATCTTGCCGGCCGATCACCTCTTGCATCGCCGATAATATTCGGTCACCCTGCGCCGGTCGGGTGAAACGCCGTTTGTGGATGCGGTCTGTGTGCGCACCGCTCTATAGCCGGCGAAAATCGGTGCTGCTCGGAGCGCCTGTGCCCCTCTCAACCGCCGGAGCTGCGCGCACTGCGGCACCGGCGGGGAGTTTCAGACGCGGGCCTGAGTGAGAGTGCCCCCTCCCCTGCGCACCCGCAGGGGTTCAAGCTCAGGCGCGCTGGCCGCGCGAGCGCCGTCGACCAACCCCGGGTCGGCGGCGTTCGTGTCTCGAGGGACCATGATCAGCGATAGCGCCAGCCGTCTCGGCCTCTTGCCCTATGAGCGCGTCGTGCTCGAGGTGTTCTGCATCAACGAGCCTCTATGCCGCCGCGAGGTGCACCAGCTCGCCGGCTACTCCGAGGGGACATGCAGTCGTGCCATGGCGAAGCTTCGGCGAATCGGGTTGCTCGAGCGAACGCAGTTCGGGCGGTTCAACTGTCCATGGACGGCGACCGATCGCGGCAAGATCGCGTTCGCCCTCATCGCCGGTCGCGAATTGATACGGCGCAATGCGCGCCGCAGACAGCCCGCATAATTCACGCCCAAATCACGGTCAGGTCACGATAGGAACGGACGGCGAACCTGCAGTCTGGCGCTGCAGCTTGCGGACAGGCCATGAACGCAGTCGCGCCGCCGAGCTGGTGAACAGTTCGGCGGCGCGGGGGTGGTGAACGCCGGGCTCGCCTTCTGGGTCCGCCGAGCAACACGATCGTGCGCCGCGGCCGCGCAGCGGTCAAGCGAAGAGCTGACTTAGACCCTTCGGGCCTCGAATGAGCCCGCGAAAATTATCGCGCTCGTCATCACCGGCAGCATAACGAGCATCACACCAAGCCCGCACGCGCAGCATGCGTTTCACGTGAAAAAACCGCTCGAGGTAATCGCCAGCATTACCGGGAACGATCGCAAAAATCGTTCCCGGCAATCGTTCCCGGTTCCCGAAATCGTTCCCGGCATAACCTCGCACGCGCGAGCCGGCCCCAAAGCGGCCGTTCGGTTATAGGCTCTGATGCATTGGAGATTGTAGTCTCTGGCACTCGGCGCGGAAAGAGCGAGCGCCATAGCGCGACGCGACTTTACGCGCGGTGAGAGTTAGCAAGGTGGAGAGGCTGGGTTAAAGATACCGCGCGGGGCAGTTAAGCTCAGATGTTTGAGATACTGTAGGCTGCCTGGCGTCAGCAAGAGGCGCCTAAGAGCGCTGGCGCGCGGCGCCTTTGCTTCCGCGCGTTCTACTGCTGCGCGAGGCTGATTTCTCGATTGCGCTTATTTTGATCGAAAGAGAAATCACAAGCGCGTGAGGCCGCGTTCGCGGTGCGTTCTCCGATCGCCATTTTCTCTTACGGCTGCAATAGCTCCTCGCGCGCCAGCGCGTCGCGATCGGCCCGGGATTTGCCCGACATTCACCGGCGCCAGGTGGTCAAAAGGGGTTGACAGGTTTCCGGCCCCGACCGGGAACGGAGAGGTTTTATATCCTGCCGGTTGCGAAAACGAACCTATTGCAATCTTTTCAATATTCAGGCACAAACAGATCACGGACGGCGCTGGCCGGTTCCGGACCCAAAGGGGAAAGCCTCAGATGACCCTCTCTCCCGCCCAGAAAGCCGCCGCCACCCGCCGCGCCCGCAAGGCCGCCATGATCGCCCCCGCCCGGGCGCCCGGCCTCGCCGACGCCGGCCAGCTCGGCGACCTGGCGTTGCTGGCGACTTTCATTGGCCAGCAGGCCGACGTCTTGATCCGCGAATTTGGCACCCTCGCCGCGACCGTCGCAGCCCCGCTCGAGCGGATCGCCGAGCTGACGGGCACGACCACCGCGCGGACCGTGAAGGCGCTCGCCATGGCCGCCATCAGCGTTACCCGGGGCGAGCTCGCCGGCAAATGCTGCCTCTCCAGTTTCGCGGCCGTGACGGACTACCTCCGGGCCTCCATGCGGACCGAAGGAACCGAGCAATTTCGCGTTCTCTTCCTGAACAAGCGCAACGAGCTGGTCGCCGACGAAGTGATGGGCGTCGGCACGATCGACCACGTTCCGGTTTACCCGCGCGAGGTTGCCAAGCGCGCCCTGGAGCTCGGCGCCAGCGCCATCTTTCTTTCGCACAATCACCCGTCGGGCGACCCGACGCCGTCGAGCGCCGACGTCGAAATGACCAAAGAGCTGGTCAAGGTGATGGGCGTTTTCGGGATCGCGATTTACGACCACATCATTGTCGGCCGGAACGACATCGCCTCGCTCAAGGGTCTGCGGATGATGTGAAAAATAAGGTTTGCGTTCGCCGATAAAACTCGGCACACTATCCACCTGGGACGGCATAGGCCGGCCCCCACTCCGAAGGGAAAAGACCATGACGACGACAGCCCCCGAAATGAACGCCGCACACAAAGCCTGGGCGACGCGCCGCGCCCGCGCCGCGGCCGCCGCGCTGATGACCAGCGTTGCAGCGATGCCGGCACCAGCGCCGGTCGAGGCCAAGCCCGCCGGCGTGCACAACGTCCACACCTCCGCGGATCTGGTCGGCATCGGCGCCGTTGCGCCCGTGATCTTTCGCGGCACGCAAGCTGTGACTGACTGCCAGCTCGTCGAGATCAGCGTCGACGATTCGGCCGTCGGCTCCGGCCGCCGCCTCTTCGTCGTGCTCGAGGAAGGCGATAAAATGGTTCGGCTGTTCTCGCCGGCAAAGCTCGTCACGATCACGGTCGACCGAAAGTATTTCGACAAATACGGCTACTGGCCGGCGCGCGGCGTGAAGCGCTCGCGCGTCGCCGAGATCATCCGCCGCAACATCGCGCTCGCCGACAAGATCAACGCGGCCAAGCTCGAGGACGCGGTATCCGACGGCGGCGCGGACGCGGTCGCCGCGCTCCAGCTCCTGGAAGGGTGAGCCATGTCGATTTATCGCAACGTGCTCCAGATGGAAGTCCGCGCCTCGAGCGGTGATGCAGCGGCGGGCGGCTTTATCGCCGCCTGCCACAGTGGCAACGACGTCCTGACGTGCCGATGGGTCTATGGCCATCCACATGAGTGGAAGATCAACGGCAAGATCGTGACCCGGCCGGCGGCCGCGTTGTGGCTCACCGATACGTGGCCAGCGCGCAAGGCAACATGGGGGTTGACGTCATGAGAGCGCCCACGATTTCCGAAACCGGCGCGCGCGCGTATCGCGCCGGCATACCGGCATCCGGAAACCCGTTCGCGATCGGCTCGCAGGCGCGCACGCTCTGGGCGCGCGGCTGGCGCGAAGCGAAAACCGAGGCGGCGATCGCCGCGGCCGGTCGCGCGCTTGACACTTCGCTCGCCGCCACCCGCCGCGCCGTGCGGAGGCGGTGACGTGGTCCAGCCCGCTACATTTCTGCGTCGCCTCGAGATCGATTCGCGAGCGCGTCGCAAGCAGCCGACACTGATATCGCTTTTCAGCGGTTGCGGCGGTGCTGCGCTCGGCATCCGCCAGGCCGGATTTGAGGTGCGCGTATTCGTCGAGTTTGACGAGACGTGCTGCGAGACTCTCGCGGCCAATTGGATCAAGCCGCCGCGCGGCGCGCCGAAGTCAGAGCGGCGGCCGTGGCACCAGCGCCGCGACCCGGTGATAATGCGCGCGGACCTAACCAAGCTCTCGACTGCCGAGATACTCGCCGCGGCCGAGCTCGCGATCGGCGAGGCCGATTGCCTCGAGGGCGGGTTTCCGTGCCAGGGCTTTTCGACGTCGGGCAAGCGCATGATCGATGATCCGCGCAATCGCCTTTACCGCGAATGCGTGCGCGTGATCGGCGAGGCGCTTCCGCGGTTCTTCGTTCTGGAAAACGTGCCAGGCCTGATCAGCATGGGCGGCGGCACTGTCATGTGCCAAATCTGCGAGGACCTGGCCGAGGTCGGCTATGACGTGCAGTGGGATATTCTCAACGCCGCGGACTTCGGCGTGCCGCAGAATCGCAAGCGCGTTTTCATTCTCGGCCACCGCGTCGACCACATGCACATTGCCGGCAAGCGCGTCCAGCTCTTCATGGGCGCAGCGCCAGGCGCGATTTATCACCCCGAGTTTTTCCTCAAACGGTTGGAGAAGATCCGATGACGCACGACAAGAACGCCGCCGATACGTGCCTGCCTTATGATGCGACCGCGCGCAATCTCGCCAAGCTCCCCGAAATGTGCGCCGTGTTTCAGCGCCACAATCCTGTCGGTCAGCGTATCTGCATGATCAAGCGCGGCGAGAGCGGATACTATGCGACCGATTGGGACGGCTCGCACATGACGCCCGACCAGGCCGAATGGACCGTCAACGAAATCAATTCCCGCCTCGAGGTGACGGCCGCGCAGGCGCTGGCGATGGTGATCGGTTCAATGAACGGCTGGCACGTCCCGGGCGCGGATCCCGATCGCCACACCGCGCGAGCGTTCGCATGAGCCGGCCCTCGATCGACCACGGGCTGTTGAGCCCAAGCGGGCGCATGAGCAAGCGCGCTCGAGCGGCCGCAATGAAGCGCACCGCGCTCGAGCTCTTCGGACCTGGTGGACTTGCTCGGCCAGGCCCGCCGCCGCAACCGACGCAGCGCGAGCGCCTGTTGCGCGAGGCCGCGCAGTGTCGCGACTTCGCCGCGCGCGGTCTAACGCCGCGCGCTCTGCTCAAACAGGCGGAACGCTGCGAGCGTCTGGCCGCCGAGCTCGAGGACAAGCCATGACCCTCGATAAGCGATCACTCGAGAGCTGGCGCAAGCTGGCGCTCTACTTCAAAGATCGATACTCGCCGGCGCAGCTCGACGCGATCGCGTGCGCCTGCTTTGAGAAAACCGAACGCGGCGAGGCGACCAACTTGCTGCACGAGGCCGCGCGGATCACCGGCACGCAATGCCAGTGCATCACGTGTCAGGATATAAGGCGCGCGCCATGACGTTGCCCTGTCTCAAAGGCCGGTGTCGGTCGCCGTTGGCCTGTCATTCGTTCGGCTATTGCCGTGAGCTAAACTTGACGCGCTTCACGGTCGCAAGGCCGGTGCCGGAACGCGCGCCGGCGATATGCGATATCGGAACATACGACGGCCAGGCTGGTGCGATCATCGATATCGAAGTCGATCACGACCAGGACGAAAGGCGCGCAATGACGTTCGCCGTGATCCAGCTCGATGGCGGCGCTACAATTCGTTTGAGGTTGCCCGACGTGAACGGGCGGTGGAAGAAACGGGAGACGTAGACATGTGCAGGTTTTTGATATCCGTGGCGCTCGGTTCGCTCGCCGCGTTTTTTATCCTGGTGATGCTGTTGCCGGCTAGGCAAGCTTGCGCCGGCGCCTGGTATTCGACCGAACCGCCCTCGAGACAGACGCCACTGCCGGATTATTCCACCGTGCGAGAGCCGCCCGCGCCGGCGCCGATCGTGACGCCCGCGCAAATCTCAATACCCGCATTAAAGCCGGCCAACCCGCGGCCGGTACCGGAGAGCGGCACGATCGTGATCGATGGCGGCGACAACATGGGCGGTTCGATCAAGGCGCATGAGGCGCAAGTGCGCGCCGCGATCGCGCGCGGGCAGAGCGTCGTGCTCGACGACGCAATATGGTCGGCGGCCACGCTCTGGTTGATGGTGCCGGCGGACAAGATCTGCGCGACCGATCGCGCCATACTCGGATTTCATTGGATGACCAACATGCTGACCCATGCGCCGATGAAGGACGAGACGGCGCGCGTTTTCAAACTTTATCCCGCGCACGTGCAAGCCGCGATCACGCGCAAGGGCGGGCTCGGCCCGGAAGATATCCGGATCAAGGCAACAGACCTGGTGCGGAGGTGCGAGCCATGACGCCAGAACAACAAGCCGCATATGTCATCGCGCAGGCAGCTTGCGCGATGGCGGAGATCGCCGGCATGCAAGCTGAAAACCAGATGTGCGCTCTTCGGGGCGAACCGCTCGCCTATGGCGAGGGTGCATTCACCTCAGTGATCGAGCGGAATTGCATCCACCACAACGGCGTGCTGACCCTCTTTCGGTCATGAAGATTTAAAGGCCAAAGGTGAGAAAACGATCCTGTAAAATAAATTGGCGCCCGCGGTCGAATTGACTTGCGGTCGCCGAGTTTATTCGGCAATCTCTTTTCACAGGGACGGCGCTGGCCGGTCCCCACTCCAGAGGGAAGCCCGAATGTCTAGCTCATTCTCCGTTAACGTCCATGTCGACTACCAGGTCACACCGGCCGGCCAGTCGGTGCAGGTTGTCGCCGGGTACGACATTAACCGTTATCCGGGTGCGGGTACCGGCAGCGTGATTGTCGGCCGCAAAATCAATCCCTCGAAGAAAACCCCTTGGGGCGCCCAAGTCGAAGAGCTTTGGGAAACTCAAGAGGAAGCGCAGGCGGCGGCCGATCGTGCCAACGCCGGAAACTGCGAGGGCATCGCCTTCGCCTCCTACAGCGACGACTGACCCTCACTTTCATCACTCACACACACACCAGGAACCACGATCATGAACACGACCACCACCACCCGCCCCCGCTCCGTCCGCGCCAGCGGCACGACTTTGACGCAGGCCAACGCGCAGTGGGAAAGCCGCCCGGCCGATCAGCGTTTCGGCTCGCTCGCCGCCATGCTGGCGGTTGCCGACCACGACAAGACGACGGCGACCGTCGCCGAGATCAAGGCCAACGCGCTGCGCGCCATCGCACGCGGTCCCGACATCGCGATCGAAGGCGAGGGCATTATGGGCGGCGCGCTCACGAATTGGAGCTTTGGCCAGCTCGCGCATATCGCCAAAGCGCCGGCCGCCTATCTGCGCACGCTGTCGCCGAAGCTCGCGGCGGCTGCCATCAACGAAGGCCTCGACAAGCACGCCGACGCCTACACGCAAGAGGATGGCGAGGGCCGCCAGCTTCTGTTTTCCGGCAAGGGCAAAGACCTGACCGCGCGCGCCATCACCTCGCAGAAATACGGCCGCGTCTGGAATGTGGACTTGATCCGCGAGCTGATGAAGCTCGAGGCCTCGGGCCCGTGGCAGCCCGCGCCGGAGGCCTTCGACGGCTCGCGCGGCTTGTACCTCGGCGATCGCGACATGTTCGCTTTCATGGTCGATAACGAGCGCCGCATATTCGAGACCGACAAGGGCGGCGGCCTCGGCCGCGGATTCTTCCTGACGAACAACGAAGTCGGCGGCGGCGCCTTCAACATTCTGTCATTCCTCTACGAGTATGTTTGCGGCAATCACCGAGTCTGGGGCGCGCAGCAAATCGAAGAGACGCGCGTGATCCACATCGGCGGCGGCCGTCACGAGAAGGTGCTCGAGACGCTCGGCCGCGAGCTGGTACGCTACGCCGGCGCCAGCGCGAAGG